CGACACCGAGTTAGGGTAGACAACGGTGTTTAGCGAACCGATGTACGCCCCACCGTAGGTGTACCCGTCGGGCGATGCAGTCCCTATAGTACCAAGAGTCTTAACCTTAAACGTGCTGTACTCGTAGGACGCCCTAAACACGTCTTCGACCTCAACGTTAGCGCTGCCCGAGAATACCACTTCCCACTGCCCGGTTATAGCGTTAACGCTTCCACTTCCAACGGTAGCTTCGCTCGTGTCTTTTCCAACCAGCGTGTACTCGTTGTTTGTAGGCGTACCGGTAACGGTAAACGTGTAAGTGTCATCACTGACTTCAACGCTTAACTCAAATGTGTTTAGGTTGACTAAGTTTCCGTGAGACAGCATGCCGGAGTACGTATAGTCTACCGAGTTAACGGTAGCTACCGTTAGCGTAGCTTCGCCGGACACGCTCTTTGTAACGGTGTTGTACTTAATTGAAACTTCCGACCCGTCAGTCACAACGCTCTCGTCTAGCGTAAACCTGTACTCCCCGGTATCGTAGTCTATAAAGTTTGGGTACAGTGAAATGTTGGGGTTTAACGCCGGTGAGAAAGAGCCGTGCCCGTCGTCCCTAACCGTTGTGTAGTTAGAGGGGTCGTTTGGGTCAACCAATCTTAGTTCGAGTGTTCCCGGAACCGGCGAGTAGTTTAGGGTAGCGCTGAATATGTAGCTGTTGTCGTTAGCCGTCGTGGTGACTAACTCGCCCTTAACCTCAACGGCCGTTGGGATACTAACCGTTGCTTTTCTAGCGGAGGGGCCCAGGGTTCTCGCGAACCAGAGGGAGCTACCGAACTCCAGGAAGCTAACCGCCGCTAAGCTACTGTACTCACCGACTCTAGGGGTTCCGAACAAGTCGACAAACTGCCGCACCGACGAAACGAAAGTCGGTTCGGTAGGTCCCTTTCTCGTTTTTCCAACCAGCGCCAGTATAGACTGAGACAGCCTGGGAGCGTACAGGGAAAAATCTATAGTTTCAAAATACACTCCAGGACTCGCGTGGATAGGCATGTGTAATTACACCTCTCTCTTATATTCTTAAATATCTAGATAGTGATTTTATCTTGTTTTTAATTTTGAGATTAACTATATGTAGACTAGTGATTTCATAAGACTATTAGATCTTTAGGTCAACAGTGTTTCACTGTCTACAATTCTTCTCTCGAGACTTATGTCTAAGACAGACTTCGTGTAGTAGTTCGGGTCTAGAAGCATGGTGTACAGACTAAAGGTTGCCGTGCCGTGAAAGATTCTAGTACTAGTGTCGGGCAGCTCTACGTACGGCGTAGAGTCGGTGAGGGACACGTCGTGTATGTAACCGTTTACCTCTAAGTTGTGGTTTGAGATCTCAACGAAAGTCTTCACGCTGTGACGCTTAAAGAGGCAAAACAACAGTTTTTCAGAAATTTCGTTGTACATCTCTTGCGTTAGGGTAAAGTAGTCAAGCTGGTAGTTTATGTTGTACGGCATCATCTCCGCACCCTCGTAGACTCTCTTATCGCTGCTAATGCTGTACAACATCGGTCTGTTTACCTTACTCTTTACAATCTTTGTCTCTGGGTTTGGAGACAAGCCAGTTCTAACAACTGCCAGCAGGGGGAGTAGGGGAGTTTTACTCTCAGAAACTTCAAGCTTAACCCCCTGCCTAGAAGGCAGGGCAAACGTTACCTGCGGGGAGTCTACACCCTCTCCGGTGTCAACTTTAATGTTGTCTTTAAAGTATGCAACGACTGACTCGTCGTAGAATCTTATAACGGACAAGCAATACATCTATCCTTTTTTAACTGTATTTTTAACGCTTAAGCGTTACGACTTGCTAAAGTCGGTTTCAACCATCTGAATCGCCGAGATCTCCGACAGTAAGATACTTACGGCTTCGATAATACTGTTGTCCTTCTTTTTCTCAATCTTTATCTTCGAAACGTCGACTTTTTCCTTGGGAATAAAGTTAACCCACTGCTCGTAGATTGAGAAAGCTTGCTCCTCGTTCATCGTAATTACGATGGACTTACCACTCGCTAGCGTAAACACCATCTTTATAACGCAGTTAGCCTTTTGAGACACTTCTACTTTCCTCCTCTGTAGTATTGTATTTTTTATACAAACTTATATACTGGTCAATTATTGAGTACGCTTTCTTCACGTTTCCCTCAAACACACTCTTCTCTATATCGGGGTACAGTTTTACCGTGTCGCTGTAGTTAGAGTGGAGCATCTTGTGCACGCAGTGCATGAGCGGAACGTACGGAACGCAGTTCTGTAGGTGTATGTCCGCCAGTATCATTAGTACGAAGAAGGTGTTGAAGGGAACGCCGTGCTCAACAAACTTGTCAACGATAGTCTCTACCCAGTCCCAGATAGTCTTACCGTAGTGGTGTACCTCTATGTCTACGTTGGACTCGTACTTGTTGACTCCCGTAGCGGCGCAGGTACTCCTGTTACACTGGCTTAGCCACATGCCGTACTCGGGGCTGAGTCTAAACAGCTTGACAACGCTCTTTACAAACTGCTCGAAGTCTTCCTCGTCGAACAACTCGTAGAATACCGCGCTACCCATGCACCCGCTACCCAACCGCGATGAATGTTTCGGGAAACTTGTGCCTAGACTTTAGCTCTTCGATCAGAGCCTTCTCCATCTCTACCGACTCGGCGTACAGTGAGTTACCCGACGGTTCCAGAGACCCTACGGGTAGCGTAACGCCGCTGTACTTTCTCCTTATCTGCCCCAGCACCTTGCCTACGTTGGCTTGGCAAAACCTTTCAAGCCAGTTAACCTCAAAGTCATTTAGGGAGGAAAGGTCCGGCAGGTGGTCAACGAGTAAGTCAAACTTGAATATAGTCTCCATAAACGGCGCTGGATTGATGCTGACAAAGTTTGGCTGGACAAGCTCAGCCCTGGGTTTCGTTCCAAACATCCGCTTGGCAACGTCGTACGCTTGAAACATTGATATGAAGTTGATCAAGTGCTGGCTGTTTCTAGCCGCGGCTAGCGACATCGGCACCCCCAGCACGGCTTGGATGGGTAGACCCAAACCTATCAGGTACTCCACTGAGACAAAAACGTCCAGCACCCCGTTTACTTGCGGAAAGTCAAACATTTCGTACAGAGTAACGTACGGCCTAACGGTTTTAGACACTAGTACTTCCCTCGGGGAGTAGGTGTTTAGAAACGATATAGCCTTCTTAACTATGTACTTAAAGCTGTCGTCGCCTATCTCCACGGCGACGGTTGGCCAACCGAACTGACTGTACACCCTCTGCTTCAGCTCGTTAAAGTCATCGAGTTCTAACTGAATGTTAGCGTCGGTTGCGTTGTATAAAACTCCCATTTTGTATCAAACTCTCTCTACCCGTTAACTTTAGCTATCTCAAGCGCTAGCTCTCTCTTAGTCTTACCCTCAGTATCGATGTTTAGCTTTTCCGCTAGTTCTACCAGCTTAACCTTGCTTAGCTTAGCTAGCTCGGATTCCCGAATGTCTACCGCCGCCGTGTTGTTACTCTCTTCCCAAGACAACGCTTCCTCAAACCCAGCTTCTAACTCTTCTACTTTATCTACTTCCTCTATTGCTGTGTCTTCTTTAAACAGGCTTGAATCACTCGGTGTGCGAGGACCCTCGATGAGTATGCCGACGGTGTTTTCTTCGTTAACGACTGGTTCAGGCGCCGGTTCACTAACTTCAAGCTTAGATAAAAGTATTTCATCTAACAGCCGCTTTGGCTTAGCAAGAGGCTGGGCCGACTCTATCTTGCTCTGCTCTTTGAGAAAGTTAATGTCTTCCTTAGAAAACTTAACTACGTCGCTGTCAAACACTTCTCCTCCCTTAATCCTTACACCGTTGTGTATAAAGTCTATAAACGCTCTGTACTTCACTACACTTCACCCCTTCAGTACTTTCCCTTGTAGAATGCTTTGTAAATGTTGCTTAGTGACGATGATTCTTCAGGCTTCTCCTTGCCGTTTTTAGCATTATTAATTTCTAAATTTTCACCGTACTCTTCGTCTAGTATCTTCTGAATGTCCTCGGGTCTTAGCGAGTTCCAAATGTTAGAGTTAGAGTGCTCTTGGACAAACTTAATCGACTCTAACTGGTTTCTCCTACTGTCCTCAACACCGACGGTTCGACTTAGTATACTAGCAAAGTTTCTTAGCAGCAGCTGCTTACTCTTTGTAAAAGCGTACAGCGCGTGCACCCAGGCAAATATTAAGTCGGTTCTAGGACCGTCGGCTCGACCGTGCTCGTCTACTACAAAGTTTAGAAGCTGGTGGTGTAACCTCTCCGACTTTATAATCCCGTACTTCTTAACTACACTGTCACTTCTCCTATTCTGCATGATCATCTCAAACTTTCTCCTAGCGTCAAACTTGTCCTCCTCCGCTGATATGATTGAGTCCACGGCCTCCGTGTACTTGTCGATTATGATGTTGTACATGTTGGCTAGAAGGATGTCCCTAGACACGCCGGTAACGTCCGTTCCTATAGACGAGCGGTACAAGTCCCTACCGTAGTCGTAACCCGCTGTTAGCTCATTTTTCGACTTATCCCTAAACAAGTTCACGCCTATACCGTTGTTAGTCTTGTTAAGTATCTTGTCTATTAGTATCTTACCCACGGCGTTTCTCTCTATGTTGACTAGGCAGTTGTTGTACCGCTTAGTCAAGTCGATAACAACGTCGGCGAACTTGTCCGGAATTATCGTGTTAGAGTCGTACTCAGCGACTTGCTCTAGCGTGCTAGCCTTTACGATCTGAACGGTACTCGAGTCTTTCCTGTCTCCGTACGCAACGTCTACTCCGGCTACGTAGACTTCACCCGGAACGGGGTTCTCAAAAATCCAGAGGCGGCCGTCGAAATCTGTCATGACTGGGTCGACCGTAGCGATGGAGTCTAGAATTTGCCCCGGAACGTAGGTGTTTCCAGACGACACGAACGAGAGCTCCAGCTCGGCAGCTATCGACCTGTAGTTCCAGTTTAGCTGGCTGCACTGGTCGAGGTACCAGCTCTCGTCGTACTCCGGCACCGCGCTCCAGTGTACCCTGACTGGAACGTACTTGTTGTCCCCGTTGAGCGCTCCCTCGTACATCTGGTAGTACCACTTACCGGTGCCGGAGATACCGTTGGGGGTTGAGATAATTATGATTCCGTACGGTTTTCCCTTACTTGACTTAAACGCCCTAGAGATAGTCGGGTACGCGGCCTGGTACACATCTTCCACTCTCTCTATGAAGGCAGCTTCGTCGATGACTAGTAAGTTAATAGACTCACCCAGAGAAGCGCTTCGAGTAGCCGGGAGGGCTGTTACCTTTGACCCGTTGGAGAATACTAGGGACTGCTTGTTGTCTGTTTCAAGCTTAAGCTTCCAAGAACTGTTTGGGAGTAGCTCATACATCTTTCTTATCTTTGAGAGAAAGGAAGCCGCGTTGCGCTGACCAGCGGATATGATGAGTATGTTGTAGTTTGAGTAGTGTAGCAGGCTCCACAAGCATATTGCCTGTACCAGTGTTGACATGCCTATCTGCCTAGACTTAAGCGTTATGATAAAGTGTTTAGCTAGAAACAGCTTGACTATCTTCTTCTGAAAGTCGTACATGTTAAACGGTATCAAGCCGTGGGCCGGGTGCTGGATCTTAACGTTGCTCTCCATCCACTGAATGGGGTCTCTTCTGTTCTTTATTAAACTCTCTAACAGTTCTTCCGTATTCATCTAAACACCCATTTTTAATAATATTTACTACGTAGCAAATGTATTTAAGTTTAACTTGTATGGATAAGTTAAATTTAATAAAAAGCCCGCATAGTATTAATTTCACAATTAGTGTATAATTCTAAAATTAAACCTAAGGTGGTAGTGTCATAACAAAATGAGAGGCATGATAGACAAGTCAGCCTTTAACTGGA